TTGGTCAAGGAATAATTCAGATGATTAGCATGCCATATTTTCGCCGTTTTGTCTAACCCTCTTTAGGTTTTCTAAATCTTTTTCTGAAGGACTATATCAACGGCGGAAACTATTATGGCAAAGAGGAGGGGATTGTGATGGGGGTCAACGGTGTAAGTGGAGGGCTGCCAACTACACTCGTGATGAACCGAGCAAAGGCGCGAAACGCCCCAGCGACCACTGATCATGCCATGATGTTAGGACACGGCTGTGTGTCGTGTGTCATTGACGGCTGTGACATTTTTGCAGGGGGCGCAGGGGACTACGGCTTGGTGCTGAAGGAACACACAGGAACAATAGTCCGAAATTGCCGGATAACCGGTGGTACTAAATCTGCTCTGTACTGCAAAGCCGCTGCTTCCCCCAACATTCACCACAATGTTCTAATAGCTAATTCAGGAACAATCGGTGTATTTTTTGTAGGCGTTGGGGATACTGGGCACCAAAATCAAAATATCACGTTCGTGGATAATCGTTTGATTGGGCGCGGAGCAGTGGGAATGCTGAACTGGCTGGCTGCGGCGGATGCCGGGGGCGCGGTCTGCGACCGCAATCTGTATGACGTGCGCGGCACATCGGGAAAATTCGGGGCGGTGAATGCGACGAGCGGTATTTGGACGCTAGATGCGCTGCAAACGGCCTGGACTGGTTTTGGCGTAGCTGGCAATGATCAACACAGCCGAGTTATCCTGACTCATGATGATAGATATTAGCTTATCGGTGGCCTGATGTCACTCCAGTGGATCACCCCTCCCAGCCAGTTGCAGCGCAACATCGAAGCCTACGCCCAGCGCCTGCTGACCGCCGTTCACGCAGCAGCCGTGTACTGGGGCCAGATGGTTCAGAACGACGCACGGCGCGGCGCTATATGGGAAGACCGCACCGGCAACGCCCGCGGCGGCCTGTTCTTCGCTGTAGACGGTTTTGGATTACAGCCGATCACGGGAACGGTCACGCCAGGTGCGATGGACGCGAGGACGGACGCCGAGGCGATCTCTGGCGATAAAGACCACCTGGTCATCGTTCTCAGCCATACAGTCTACTATGGTGTATTTTTAGAATTGTGCAACGGCGGCGCGTACGCCATCATTATGAGCACAGTCGAGCGAAACCTGCCAACATTGGAACGGCTGATCAGGGAAAAACTCAATGACCCTCGTTGACCAGATTCGTGCGTTATTCAAGCGCTCAAAACCAGATGCCGAGCAAACAACTACGAGCAAGGCAGCGCCCCCGTCATACAGCGACGCAATCGCCAGGTTCACGGCGGAGACTTCGCGAGCAGCCATCGTCAAGAAATGCCGCGAGATGTATGCAGGCGACCCCCGGGCGCGCAAGATGATCCGCATGCTGGCGCGTGATCTGGTCAAGGGCGGGTATGTGTTGACGTGCAGCGACCATCGGGCTGTCGAGATTGCCGAAGGATTGCGCGCCAGGCTGTCACTCGATCAGCGATTGGACGATTGGGTGAGGCTCAGCCTGCGCGATGGTGACTCTTTCCTGGAATTGGGGGTCAACCAGCGGATGGAGATCTCCGAGGTGACGCGCAAGCCAACGCTGCAGGTGCGACGCAGCTCCGACGACTACGACCGTTTTCTCGATCCGGAGCGGGCATTCTGGCAAGCCGACTCAATCTATATTGACCCACCCAAAGATGCGGTGTGGTTCGCCGAGTGGCAGATCATCCACGCCCGCTGGGAGCACGATGAAGGCAGCCGGTACGGCACGCCGATGATGGCGGCCGGCACCGGCCACTGGAAGAAAGTGACCGAAGGTGAGCTGGACATCGCCATCCGGCGCAAGACGCGCGCCGGGATGAAGTTCAATCATAAATTCCCCGATAATACTGGGGAAGATGTGATCGAGAAGTACCGGGAGATCAACCAGGAGGCTCTCGACGACCCCTTTGCAGCAGTAGCCGACTACTTTGGGACGGTGGATATCAACGTCATCCAGGGCGACGCACATCTGGCCGAGATCGCCGATGTGCAGCATCAGATTTCGACCTGGTTCACGGCCGGCGAAGTGCCGATGGAGCTGGTCGCTTATGGCGAGAATCTCAACCGCGACGTACTCGAGGACAAGAAAGCCGCCTACGATGAAACGGTCGAGCAGCTTCGGGAATGGGTAACGGCCGAGCTGGTGAGGCCGCTGCTCGAAATACAGTGGCTCCTGCAGGGAATTTACCCGCCGTCGCTCAATTATTCCATCAAGTGGCAGACGAAACGCATTCTCACACCCCAGGATATTCTTGCCGTGGGTCAGGCGGCGATGCAATTGCGCATAGTCGGTGTGCGCGAGGAAGTCATCTGGACGATCCTGGCTCACTTCCTGCCGGGTGTGGATGTAGCTGATCTGGCTGCGTCTACCGATCAGGCGGGCGGCGATACCGAGCGCTTTGACCAGATACTATCTGGGAGCGAGCGATGAGCGCGTGCTGCGACGAGATCGTGCTCGAGCGGGACTGGCTGCTGGATGAGGCTGAACAGCCCCGGACGCTTGCCGGCATTCCCGCCGGCAAGGCCGACAGCGCACGCCAGGCCGCGCTCATGCGCCTGCAGCTCTGGACGACCGGCGAGACGCACCGCATTCTTGCCGGTTTCAGCCGGGCGGCGGGCGACATCATCCGGCGCTTCGAGAGCTTCGATACGACCGCCATGTACCAGGCTCAGAAGGCTATTCTGCGAGAGTGGGACAAAGCCTTCGTCGAGACCTGGCTGCCTACCTTCAAGACTCTTCGCCGGGAGGCGACCAGCCTGCCCTTTGGGGCATTGGCAGTTATGCACGAACGGTTGGCTGCGGGTCGTCGGGAAACAGTCGAGTCCATTGCACCGCCCGTACTCGATACGCAATTGGCAGCCATCATCCAGGCCGCCAACCAACGCATTTACGCTGATGGGCTGACGCTGTCGAGCCGGGTCTGGCGGCTGGACAAAGAAGCGCGTGAAGGCATTCAGCAGACACTGATGGACGGTCTGGTCAACCAACGCAGCGCCTGGCAGATTGCCAAGAATCTGGAGCAGTTCCTGGGAGCCAATCAGGACTGCCCACGCTGGACGAGCACCCGCCTGAACAAACTGACGAAGAAAGATATCGCTTCGGGCGACCGGCGCGGGCTGATCACCGGTTCGGCATGCGACGGGCAGGGTGTGGCCTATAAAGCGCTGCGCCTGGCGCGAACGGAGCTCCAGGCGGTGCATGGCCTGGCAACCGACCAGGTGATGGCTGCCCAGCCCTGGGTGCAGGCTGAGCAGGTGATGCTATCTCCTGGCCACCCGAAGTCGGACATCTGCGACGACGCCGCAGGACTTGGCCCCCAGCCGGTGGGGACGACCAGGCTGCCGCTCCATCCTAATTGCCTTTGCTATAAAGTTGCCGTCATGCAGCCCGAAGAAGCCTTCATCGAACGGCTGCACTCTTGGACGGCGGGCGGGGCTGATCCGGGTATGGACACTTACTCTGCATTCATCGGAACCAGGCGCGATACCCTGGCTTCCACCTCGCTGATCGACAACCTGATCGCGCAGGCGCTGGTCGTGTGGCTGTGGGGCAGCGAGAAGGACATCCTGGAGTGGCTGCTATGACGGCGCTGCGGGATAGCGTTTTGGCTGTTTTGACCGCCGACGCCACCCTGTCGGGTCTCCTGACCGGTGGGATGTATGCTGGGCTGGAGAAGGGCATCAACCGGCAGGACACGCCATCGGCCTTCGACTCGAACAAGGAGATCCGCCCGTGTCTCCTGGTCAACGACGAGACGGATGTCCAGAGCGGACCTTACGGCGCCAGCTCGCGTACGTATCTACGCATTTTCTTCTACCAACGCAGCGGCTTCAGCGCCATCGACTCGGCGCTGGCGCGGGTTATGACGCTGCTCAACCGCCAGAAGATCGGGAGCCTGGTTTGGGAGATCCGCTGGACGGACGACATTCTCAACCGGCAGGATGTGGCCCTGGACTGCTCGATGCACATGAGCCGCTACCAGGCCGTGAGAAACAGGTAACAGCGCGGGGCGATCCCGCAGCATTCGAAGAGAGGAGAAAACCTCATGTCAACTTACGGTAACAAACCCTTTGGACTGCGTGATCTCAAGGTCACGAATATCCTCGGCACCCCGCAGAAGAATCTGCCAACGGCGATGACGCTGTCGGTGCGCCCGCGGTTGACCTCGGGCGAGCTGCACGGCGACGATGCCCTGGCGGCGGTGGTGGCCTTCGCCGACGCGCTGGAATGGCAGATGAGCGCCGGCGGGATAGACCTGGACGCCCTGGCGCTGATGACCGGGCGGACGGTGGCGGTGGCCAGCTCGTCTCCCAACGAGACCAGCACATTCACCCTATCAGCCGGTGAAGTGATGCCGTATTTCAAGATTTACGGCAAGTCCATCGGCGACGGGGCGGATGATGTCCACGTCAAGCTGTGGAAGTGCAAGGTGACCGGATTGGAAGGCCAGTTCCAGGACGGGCAGTTCTTCGCCACGAACATCTCCGGCGTTGCGGTGGACGATGGCTCGAACGGTATTCTGGACATCGTTCAGAACCAGACCGCGTCTAACCTGCCGACCACGTAAGCGATGGTTGACCGTTGATTGTTGACTGTTGACGGTTGACCGAAGACCGATTTCCAGCTAATGCGAGGACACTATGGACTTAAAAGCATGGCGTGAAAAGCGTAAGGGCGAACAAGCGACTTTGCCGTCTGGGTTGGTTGTCACTCTGCGGCGGTGCGATTTGCTCGACCTGGCCGAACAAGGCGGTATCCCGGCGCCCCTCGTGGCGGTGGCTAACCAGCTCATCGAAGATGGCGCGTCTATCAAGGTCGAGGAACTGGAAAAGTTCATGCCGACGATCAACCTGGTGGCGAAGGCGAATCTGGTTGACCCGAAAGTGGCGGACACGCCGGACAGCACCCATGTCGGCATCGAGGAACTGCCTGTCAAAGACCGGCTGGCGATTTTCAACTGGGCGGCTGCAGGGGTGGCGCGCCTGGTGCCCTTTCGTGAAAAGCCGGGCCAACCTGCAGATGCTCTGGGCGATGTCCAGGGCTTACCAGGAGAAGCCGAGCAGCCTGCTGGGGATTGAAGATCCCTGGCTGGCCTGGCAGCTCGACCTGGCGGTGATGACCGGCGGGCAGCCTGAGACCGGGAAGACACATCCGCCCCGGTTCAGTCCTCCGCCGGGCGGCTTCGGCAGCGTCAAGAGCATGGCCGGTAAGCGCGGCGTGCGCAAGATCAAGTTACCCAAGAGTGGTGTCTGGTAGGGCCTATGTCAATCGAGCTTGGCAGTGCATACGGAAAAATCATCATTGATTCCAGCGGTGTCACCAAAGGCACACAAGCTGCCGGCGCGTCTTTGCGCGGTTTCGAAAAGGCATCGAAAGATACTGGCGAATCTCTGCGCGGTTTCGAAAAGGCATCAACAAACGCCGGCGCGGCGCTCAAGGCAATCGGCGGGCCGGCGTTTGTCGAGGGTCTCAGCAGCACAACGCACGGGGTCAAAGAGTTCGGCGGCCAGCTTATGACGGCCGGTGCGCAGGCGGGTATTACGAAGGGGGAAATGCTCAAGATGGCCAGAGCTACCGGTCTCTACTCTGACGAGCAGCTCAAAGCCGCTAGAGCGAGTGCACTTGGTGCAGAGAAAGCGGCAGAGTTGGCAAAGGCTGTACAGGAAGGCAAGATGTCGGCGCGCGAAGCCGGGACGGAGTTTGCCAAGTTCGCCAAAGAGAACGAGGTTGCAGCCAAGAGCACCGTTTCTCTAAAAGAGACTTTCGGATCACTGGTTAAGGGAATGGCAACCGGGATTGCGATCGCTACCGGGGTCGGCCTGACGCTCAAGAAAGCCTTCGACCTCGGCGAGGCCGGGGCGAAGGTCACTCAAACGAAGCAGTCATTCGAGAGCCTGATCCGCACGGTTGGGGCAGCCCCCGACCTGTTAGAGCAGCTTCACACAGCCAGCCGGGGAACGATCAGTGATATGCAGTTGATGTCCTCGACGGCGATACTCCTGGCAGGTGTCGAGGATGACCTGGCGCAGAGCTTTGCCAACTCGCTGCCCCGGCTCATGGAGATCTCGAAAGCGGCTTCGAAGCTGAACCCGGCCCTGGGCGATACGGCGTATATGTTCGACAGCATCAGCCGTGGTATCAAGCGTAACTCGCCCCTCATCCTGGATAACCTCGGCATCGTGGTCAAGGTCGAAGAAGCCAATCAAAAATACGCCGAGGCGCTGGGTAAGAATGCGGATGCACTGACGGCGGTCGAGCAGAAGCAGGCGCTCTTGAATGCGGTGTTGGAAGCGGGCAGTAATCTGATGCGCCAAGCCGGCGGCGACGCCGAATCGGCCGTTGACCCTTACGAGCGGCTGTCCGCTTCGGTCACCAATCTGTGGGATAAGTTCAAGGCTTACGTTGGCGAGGGGCTGGCTCCAGCCGCAGAGACGGCTGAATTGCTGGTTACCTGGACAGAGCGGATCAACAAAGCGCTGGACGATAACAGCGACCGGCTGGTTGGATCGGGGGTGGCCTGGCGTGAATACATCAAGGAGCAGGCAAATGCGTTGATGCACGCCGGCAAGATCACCAAAGCCGAAAATGACCTGATCCAGTACGTGATAGACCACCAGGAAGAAGTTGGCCAGCTCACCCAACGATATGGCAATCTCAGCAAGGCTGAGGCTTATAACAAGATGGTAACCGATGGCCTCAACCAAAAAGAGCGCCTGCACGTGAACGCTTTGATGACTATGGCCGCGCTGCTCAAAAGTGGTACGTTGAATACCGAGCTGATGTCGGAGGCGCTCTACGATGTAAAGGTGAACACTCAGGATTACACCGACCACGTAGACCGCATGGCGGCAGCCGAGGGGCGGGCTGCCGATATTATCGTAGAGAAGGGTGATGCTTTTTCCTGGCTTGGGGAGAAAATGAAATACCTTGCCCTCAACCAGGACTATTACAGCGACACCGTCAGGCAGGCGGTCGAGCTCGAGAAGACGCACATCGAGTCGATTTCTCGAACTGTCGAGATGGTGGACACGCTGAAAGGTACGGTGCTGGAAGCCAACCTGACGCTTCGGGAGCAGATTGGGCTGCTTGACACTGGGATGGATACGGCTGTAGCCAGTTATATCGAGAACCTGAAATGGCTGATGGGCGGAGGCCTCGAGCTGCAGAAGCAGTTCGCAGATGTCCAACGCGCTATCGAATTGGGTTACATGGCCCCCTCCACAGGTATCCCGATCCTCGAAGAGATCTATGCTAAAACTGAAGCGATCAAAGTCAAAACCGGGGAGATCAGCGCGACAGATGCAGCCAAAAACATTGCCGAGACCTTAGGGGTCAGTTATTCCGAAGCATGGGACACATTGCAGAAAATAATCGCCGATCAGGAGGCGCTCAAGGTCAAGACTGGCGAGATAGACGCATCGCAGGCTGCGCAGAACGTCTCCGACACGCTGGGAGTGAGTCTGGGCGAGGCCAAGCAGTTGATTACGGATTCGGTCGGTGAAATGGAAGCGCTGCGGGTCAAGACCGGCGAGATAGACGCATCGCAGGCTGCGCAGAACATCTCTGACACGCTGGGGGTGAGCCTGACGACGGCAAAGAAGATCCTGGACAGCGTCATCGAAGAAGCCAGTTTCGATGCATACGCCACAGTCCATATCTATTACACTTACTCGGGGGACTCGCCCTACGACTATCCAGGTACTGGTTCAGGTAGCGGTGCAGGCACCGGTGCGGGGACTGGTGCTGGCAGCGGTGCAGGCGCTGGCACTGGTACTGGCACAGGAACCGGAACTGGTACTGGCAGTGGCTCGCAAACCAATCCACCACCCGGCATTCCACCGACCTGGGCTTCTGGCGTCGAGGATTTCGTTGTTCCGCCCGGCTACCTGAACGATTCGTACCCGATCATGGTGGAGTCCGGCGAGCACGTCACGGTCGAGCCGGCCGGCGCGCTGCCATCGCCTGGCAGCGGCATCATCATCCAGTTGTCGCAGATGTTCTACGGCAGCGCCGATCCGGGAATTGTCGGCCAGGCTGCATACGATGGCGCGTGGCGGGCGGCCGCCAGGGCGGTAGGGAAGAAGCTATGACGTACCGCATTGACCAGTTCGGGACGACCACACTTCCCAACTACAATCCGGAGTCGGATGTCGGCACTGGCGAGGCGCAGCTCGTCTCGTCGGAAATGCTCGACGGCGGCGAGTTCGACCACCTGGGCAGCCAGAAAGCCCCGGTGCGTATCCCGCCCATCATCAAGCGATGTACGCTCTACAAAAACGAAGACGACATCGCTATGGGCGGCGACTATGCAGAGCTGCGAGCGCTGGTCGGCGTGCGGGATGTGCTCTACCGGCGGATGATCGACGGCGATACCTTGCAGTGGGTGTGGGCGCGCCTGCGGAAGATCGACGCGACGCGGCGGCCTGGCAGCCGGTACATGCTCGACCTGAACCTGACATTCGTGGTCTACTCGCGGGCCTGGAACGGCGAGATCCTGCGGGACGAATACGAGATCTCCGATGTCGGCGCCGGGGAAGACGATCTGACCACCTGCCTGGCTGAGAGCGATGAAACGGCGGCGGTAACGATCGTCATCGAGCAGAACGGCGATGTGGATCAGCCGGACGTGATCTTCACGATTCACGCCATTGCCGCCACCGATACGATCACCATCGCCAACGCGGCCAGCGGGCATACGCTGGCCTTCAGCGGCACGGTGGACGCGGGGGATGACCTGGTCATAGACTGCGGGGCGCGCAGCGTGCTGAATGGCGGCGCGGACGCTTACAACGACCTGACACCCCCGGCGACAAAGGAAGAGTGGATGGTGCTCAAGCCGGGAAACAACCCGATCACGATCACACTGGCCGGCAACGCCAACATCCATATCGAGTTCTACGACGCATTTGCGTGACGTATTTGCGTAAGGAGTAAAAATGGCTAACCTGACTTATACAGAAGAAGTACCTGAAGACGGCGGAACCAAGAAAATATGGGCGGCGCTGGCCGATAACGGTGGTAACGAATTCGAGGCTGTAGCCGGAGACAATTCGCGATTGCAGAACGGCGAACGTGTATGTGACCTTTCGGTTAAAGTCACAACGACTGGCGGGGCTGGAGCAACAATCGGCGAGGCCGATGACGCAAAAGTTGATACTGACGCGCCAGGGACGATTTCCAGCAAACTTCGAGGCGCTGTTTCGCGGTTAGCGGAGCTTGTGGTTGCCTTCGTGGATTTGTTAACGCGGATACCAGCGGCGCTTGGCCAGACTGACAAAGATAATAGTTTCCCGGTCGTGCTCGCGAGTGACCAGAATTTGGGTTTCCTGCTTCAACACCGCCAAACATTTGGCGCGGTCTACGGCAAATCCACCGACGCTGCACCCTACGCCGGTGATACCAGCGACTGGTGGGCTATCCGGCAATCAACCGAAGCGGTGGTGATCAGTGACGCTCTCAACACCCAGGCGAATTGTCTCAAATATTTCCAGGCCAACCATGCCAGCATGAACACTACCCCGGTTTGGGTTTTTATCCCCATCGGGGGGTACTACCTGAGCAGTGATTGGCAAGCGGGTTACAAGGATTTCTTCGTGCGGGTGACGAATAAATTGGGCGTGAGCATAGATGTGACGCTTTACGGAATTGGGATGAAGGATCAGCCGTCTACCGCCTATCTCGATCTGGGCCTGTTCGATCTGGATGCGCTGCCGATTGACAGCGGCATTGATTTTTTCCAGATAGATACGGATACCATATTGGATAATGGTGCAGCCACCTTCGGCCCGGCAGGTGGGACGATGACTGATCGCACGCAGTGGCCGATGGGCATTTTGGTAATAAAAATGGCTCCGGCGGGCGACCCATCCACCAGTGACTACTGGTCGTTGGCGGTGCACCGGAGTTCATGATGAGTTTCTGGATTGACATCGAAGACGCCAGCGGGAACCGGTACGGCGACGGGCCGATCCTGACCGCCAAGTACTGGGAGTCGAGCGACTGCCTGGATCGGGCCGGGCGTTTTCGTTTCGAGATGCCCCTGGCCGACCCGCGTGCGGCGCTCGTACAGGAGAAACGCCGCGCTCGCTGCTGGACGGTCGTCAACGGGATTGTGACCGAGGCCGGTTCGGGGGTCATTGATGTGGTTGATATTCAGGTATCGCCGCAGGGCAAGATCACGCTGGTGGTCGAGGGCGATAGCCTGGCGCGTGAGCTGACATACCGGCACGTGGGTGGTTTGGCGATTGACGACGGCGTGGGCGGGGTCACTACGGATGGGCCTCAGCTCATCATGGCGCTGGCCCCATCCGGCTGGAGCCTGGATACCGTCACCGGCCACGATGAGACGATCAAAGAAGTCTTGCATACATTCCACGGCGAGTCGGTGCTGGCGGCGCTGGTGCGTCTCGCCAGCCTGAGCGGGGAGCACTTCCGGCTGGGCAGCGGGCGCAAAGTGGTCTGGATGCAAAACGACCAGGCAGACTGCACAGTGCGGGCCATCCAAGGCGGCGATGCGGTTTCGCTCGAGGACAATCACGATGTGTGCCTGATCGCCGATTTCAAGGAGAGCCAGGATACCTACGACGGCCTGGTGGGCCGGCTCTACGCGGGCGGCGTCGGGAACGGCGACACGCTGGTTGATCTTCTGGGTCTCTTCGACGATCAGGTCGTACTCCCGCTTCAGCAACCTGAGTTCAACCAGTTGTTTCTGGGCCCGG